GGGGCGTTTTGCATATTAGTAGGCGTAACCTTCGGTGCGGAACACGATGCCGGTATTCGTGACGCTGATCGCCACCCAGAGGCTTTCAGCAGCCGACAGGATCAGGGGCGATGCGTCGGTGTAACCAAAGTCTATCACGGTCTGGGCAGTCGTGGCTGCGACGGTGTAAGCCGCCATGAGCTTGGAACCGATAAACCGCTTAGTCGTGCCGCCGTCAGACGAGACGTAAAGCTGTAGCTCGGTCGCCGTAACCGTGGCCCGTGCCAATGCGGTTAGCTTCTGCATCCTCGCACCGTTGGTCTGGGCGGCTAGCAGTTGCACCGAGTTGGTTGGCGTATCGGTATAGGTCGTGTTGGCGGTAGTTGCTACCGCAGTCGCACCGATAGGCGTTTGGGGCGTGACAATTGAGTTTGGCGTGACGGCCATGATAATCTCCTAGAGTGCCGCCGCGATGGCGAATGTAAGCGCAACGGACGCCAGAGGCACCGTCAGGCTAGTGAGTGAGGTAATGTCAGAGTTTGCGCCCGATGCAGCCGCACCGATGGCCGAGCGACCAGCAGCGGCGTTAGCAGCGATAAACAGCGCCTTGCCCGTTGCGGTGGCTCCTAGCGCCGTCTGGGCAGCGTCCGCCGTTGCAGCCGTAAACACGCCCTTACCAACCGTCGTGCCGCCGAAATTCGTTAGCGCGTCGTTAGCCGTTGCCGCGCCCGTGCCGCCGTTAACCAAACCGAGAACGCCCGTAACGCCCGTCGTAAGCGGCAGACCGAAACAGTTAATCAGATTCCCCGCCGATGGAGTTCCCAGATCAGGTGTGATTAGGATCGCATTCGTAAACGTCGCGTTGATGAAATTCGCGTCGGTGAGGATATACGCCTTAATAACCGACAGGGACGCCTTGCGAGCGTCGCCATTATCGGTCGAATAAACCGGAACCTGATCGGTATCTTGAACCGACGAAACCGCCGTGAGTTGTGAGATTGTTGGCATTTAAGATCCTACTCAAAAACAATCTCGCCATCTTCGCCAGCCAACAAAGGCTCGCTCGGATGTTGAAAAAACGGCCAGTCGATGTTCCAAGACTTCTGACCGGCACCAACCGGCAGCGTCGAGGGGAATTGTTGTTCGGCAGGCATTGCGGCGCGTGACATTAGCGTATTGTAAGCCATGCGAGCGGCAGCGGATGTGGGCAGGGCGATGGCCTTACCATAACTAGGCGACAACCGAAGCGCCAGGTTAAGGATGATCGCCTCATTGGCGGAATCAGGAACCGCCGTGATCGTGTCAAGATCCGCGTCGTCTGGGTTAGACGTCAACGGATAGCCAATCCGAATCCCGATAGCGTTCCAAGCGGCAAGCATCGAATCCATCCGGCGCACTGCGCTTTGCAATTGCTCAGGAGACAGGTCAAAGACGTAATCGGCTAAACCGATTTCCTCTAAGGCCGCTTCGACGAATTGCCGCTTGGTATAGCTCATTTACTTGGACTTCTTGGGTGGCTTCGACATTGCCATAGGCATACCCTTACCCTTAGCGGCCTTAGCAGGCTTACCCTTAGCTTTACCATAGTTCATCATTTGTCAGCCCTCATTCAAGTTAAGCAGGCTAACATCTCTGCTAGCCTGCTTGATTGATTAACCGATTCGATATGCAACAAAGGTGTCAGCGGCAGTTTTCCGAAGGCGGAAACGTGCAGATGAACCGGTCGTTGCAGCGGTTGCGGCAGAACCTACAATGGTCACGCCCGTGTTAACCGTGATGGTCAAGGCAAACGCAGCCAAAGTGATAACGCTAAAGTCAAACGAATCACCAATCGCCCATTCGGTTGCCAAGTCGAGGTTTGCACCGGTGGGCAGTTGAACGTTGCGGGATGCTGTTGGGGTTGCCGTAACGATGCCAGTCAGCACATTGGCTGCCGTGGCAATCATTGAGCCGCCGTCTGTAATGTCAGCGGGCGCACCTTGAGGCTGCCAATTGCCATTGTTGCTAATGTCAGGAGCAACACCGATTGCGTAATAAACGCCCGATGCGCCAGCCTCAATAGTCACGGTGGCAGCATTGGTAAACGCGCTTGATACATAGGTGGTGTTATTAACCGTGGCCAACAAATTACGTGAAGCAGGATAGTTTGGAAAACCAATTTCCTGAAACACATTAGCTGGCGACAAGGATTGAACAGCGATTTTCTCGCCTGCCGGGACAGTGACGGTCGCATTACCTTGGGTAAAAATTACATTATAGCTCATGATTTTATTCTCCGTATGGAACAAAAGATCGAGGAGAGCCGAAGCCCTCCCCTGTTATTTTAGGTCTGCGAGAACAGCACGATCCCGGACATTTCAGGCTGCTTATTCACAACACCGAACAAGGTATCAAGGCGATACTTGGTCTTCATGGTGTTGATATCATACTGCTTCTGCATGACCAGTTCTATACCCTGATCAGTCGAAGCCCGCATGACAGCCGCGCCCGCGTCGGTAGGCACTGCATAGCGGCCTGGGAGGATTTCCAAGCTATCCTTCTGCCAGAACGGGTTGGCGTAGGCGGCAACGGTGTTCAACCAAACGATAGCAGCCGTGCCGGACTTCGTGGTCACAACGCAGTTCTGATATTCAGCCGAAGCGTCGTTCGCAACCTGATTAGAGATAATCGGGGGCGAAATAACCATCGTGGTAGAAGACGGAACCGAAATAACTCGGAAGGTCTTCAGTTGGCCGGTGTTCTGCTTGGTGATTGCATGGACGTTAAACACGTTTGCAATGGTGAAGCAATCGCCCGCCGCGACGTTGGTCGTCGAGGAAACGGTAACGGTCTGATAGCGGTTATCGACGTTTGCGGTTTCGCCCGTGCCAGCGGTAGAAGTGGCCCGTGGCGTGTAGAATTGAGCGCCAGCGTCGGCAGTGCTGATCGTGATCGAGCCACCACCAGCGGCAGCGGGGATACGGTTGGCATAGTCGAGCTTGTAGGTGTCGAAGGATGCGACAGGACCGACATAGGCCCGCTCGTAGGCAGCGTTGGACTTCGGATTGCCGAACGAACGCGAGGCAACCTGAAGGTTCGAAGCCATGCCGTTATAATCGCGAGTAGACAGCGCGAGGTAACGATCATAGCCGGGGACGCCGCCTTCGTTCATGATGGCTTCGCACTGGGCCACATCGTCGAAGCCAGAGGCTGCAACGGTGCGCTTGACGACCAGAGTGCCTTGAAGGGACGCAACGCTCATAACTGCCACGTTGATATCAGACGCCAGCTTTTGCTTTGCAGCATCGCCCAGGCGCTTCTCTTGCAGGGCGTCGCGCAGTTCGGTCGCGGTCAGAATGAACGGAACCGACTTATTGAAGCCCAGCGTCGAGGGGACGGCAAGCTGCGTGAAATCCTTGAAGTTCGACGTCATATCGGTGCCAGTGAAAGACTGGGCGATATAGGGTTGCGGACGCCAGATGATGTTGCCGGTCCGCTCCATCATGGTGGAATCGGTGTTGTAAACCGCGACGTTGCGGCTCAGAACAAGAGCGTCGTTGAAGCCTTCGAGGATTTCCTCAAAAGCGACCCGCTCTTCCTTACTAAATGCGTTAGCCATTTCTCAATATCCTATTTTGCTGCCTCGCGCTGTTGACGCTTGAATGCCATCACCTTCGAAAGGTCTCCGGACTTTTCAGCCTCTGCGCGTAGGCGTTCCAATTGATTACCCACCGAGCCTGAGACAGCGCCCGTGCCGCGCACGGTGCCTTCAGGCGGTGGAGGTGATTTGCGGTTGCTGACTTTCAATTGTGTCTCCAGTTTCGAAACCGCGAAAGCAAACTTAACAGGGTCTGTAATTGAGCCGAGTTCCGTGGCCTTCTTTGGGTTTTTGCCCAGCGCGTAAATCACAAGCGCGGAATTTTCCGCACCCTGCAAAATAATACCTTGCTGCGTCACGCTAAGTTTTTCCTTGGACACGTCCTCCGCGTCCTCGAAATCCTTGACCTTCAATTCGGCCTTGGCCTTACCGTATCCGTCTAGCTTGGCTTGCCATGCCCGTTGCTGCTCTACTTTTTCAGCCTCGGCCTTGGCGTTAATCTCGTCAGCCTGGCGCTTGCGCTCGTACCAACCAGATAGCTTTTGCTCGAAATCGTCAGCATCATAATCGGAATCCTCAAGCGTTGGCTTGCGGCCTAGATCGACGGTCTTAACCGGCTCGACGGTAGCCTTCAGCCTGTCTTCAAGTTCCCGATTCTTCTTTTGAAGATCTCGGTGATTTTTACGCAGTTCGCGGACCCATTCCGGCGCTGCGGTATTCTCGTCGGCGGGGGGCGGTTCCTCGCCAATGGTAACTACGATCTCGTCGGATTCGTCGTCCGTTTCAGGTTCCGGTTCGCTGGAATTGGTCTCAGCTTCCGGTTCGTTTGATTCGGTTTCGACTTCGATGATCTCTTCGTTAGCCTCTGCCACTTCGCTCATAAAATTACCCACTCATCCAATAAGGCTGGATGGAAGCCATGACGCACAATACGTCAATCTCTGCGTTACGTCAAAATACCGATAGCCGCGAGAAGTTCGGCTGCGTCCTGTTGCGATTTCACGATCAGCAAATCGAGCGCGTCCTGCTCGTCTTGCAGATACTGGCGCATGATAGCCGCCGCCGATTGTATATCCTCGCTCAGGTTTTGACGTGTCGTGATCTCTCGATCTAACCGGTTCAGTTCGCTTTCCAGCGTTCCAATCGCGATTAGGTCTTGGCTGTAGTCGTAGATTTTCTTGGCGGCGCGTTTGACGACCGGTCGATCTGAATCCGCTAGGACAGCCCGTGCGGCTTCAATCTCTTGGGGTAGGGCGAACCTAGCTTCCAGCTTGGCGCGTTCGTTGGCCCAGCCCTTGTTACCGCCGGGACCACCGCCGCCAATTTCAACCGGTTCAGCCCGCAGCCCGAACGATGCGCCCCAGGCACCGGCGAACGATTTACCCCATGCTAGACTGGTCCCCACGGATTGGCCTCCGTGCCGTCTCCGTCAACGTCCAGACCGTTGATCCTTGCGATATTCACATCAGGCGGTGAGGCGTTCATAGCTGCGACAATCGCTGCGGCTAGGCTTGCGTAATCAGCCGCCGAATTCAGCTTCTGGCCCATTGTTCCGTTGTCGTTAAACTGCGCGGCCAATGCGCTCCAGACAGCCGCCGCGAGGCTCTGCGGTGATAGTTCTGATTGGCCGGTAATGTCTGCCTCAAGACGCCCCGTGGCGTATGGCACCAAGGACAGCGAGCCTGCGCCAGATAGCGCAGCTTGGACAGACGCAAACGCCGTAAGCGTTGCCGCAACCGCACCAGAACCCGTCAGGTTATTGCTGATCAGTTCTAGCTTGCCGACCAGTGATGGCGGCGGTGTTACGTCGCCCGCGCCCGTGATGGACGCGATAAGCTGGGCGATGAGGGTCAGGTTGCCGTTGGTGATATCGCCCGCGCCGTCTAGATTCGCGTCAGTCGGCAAGCCGCCCGCTAGATTACCCTCAGATACCCCGTTGCCGTAAATCTGATTG